TTATTCATAATAGAGTTATGGATATTATGATGGAGACAGGAAAACAGCCTCTTACGGAAGAAATGAATAGGATTTATAGCGAGGCACAAACAAGAGTAACACAAGAAATACGTCAATATAAAGAATTTGCAAAAGAATATTTATCCACCACAACAAATGACGCAGAAAGAAAAGCTTTACAAAGACCAGAAGAAGATAACCTTCCTGAAACTATTAGAATAAACCAAGTAATGAGAGGTACTATAACTGCTGAAGATTTAAAACAAGCAGGATTAGAAGGTATTGAACCTGGAGACTATGTTGTTAGAAGAGTTGATATTAATAGTGAAGAACCTAATACTTATATGGATGGAAATAGAAGATTTAAAATAGAAAAAGCAATAGAACCACCACCTGAACCACCTACAGAAGAAGAACTTATAGAAAAAGAAGAAATTAAGAAAGAAGAAGAATTAGCTAATAGGCCTCCAGAGGAAAAGATTAAATTATCAGCAGAGATGATAACAACTGAGACTTATGATCCTCCTGGTATTGCTAAACCAACAACTAAAGTTACAGATATTAAATTTGATGATGAACAAAAACAAATTATATCTTCTATGTATGCAGAAATATTTGACGATCTAACTAAGAAAAAAGCTGATACTACAAATGTAAAAGTAAGTCAAAACATACAACCTGAAAGAGATGCAAAAACTAGAATTTATAACGCTGTTATAGGAGATATGAAATGGAAAGGTACTAACAGAAAATTTATAGAGGATATGATAGACAAAATTATAAGTGACAGCATAAGTGTAAATTAGGAGTAAATAATGGTAGAATATTCACCTCTTCCAGATTATCTACAAGAAGAAGAAGAAGAAGAAACTCCAAAATATAGACCTTTAAAAGAAGAAAGACAGCCTATACCTGAAGAAAATATTATGAGAGATGATAATGTTAATACAGGAGATGCTATAGATACTAGTGGTTTAGTTTATCAAGACACTACCCCAGATACTTCTATTACGGACCAAGATTTAATTAATGATCCTAAATTTATAGAGGCCTCTAATATTATATTTGAGATGAATAATGGTAGAGCTTTTGATCCTGCTAAAGACGGCTATGATAATGTAGGTGAATATGGCATTAACATGATGGGATGGTTTAATTATAATTTACCTAAGATGAGTTTTGATGCTGCTCGTATCCGTAAAAAATCTGGTATGGAACAAGCAGCTTTCTTATACCTTATGAACTCTTATGATGATTTAGGATTATCTTTAGCAGGAACAGGTAGATTTTTTAAAGGTGTGCTTTCTGATCCAACTACTTATGTAGGTTTAAGTACACTAGGTATTGGCTTTGGTGTAAGACAAGGAGCCGGTAAAGCAACTAAAGAAGTAATAAAAGGTGGTCTTAAAGGTGGGACTATAGGTGCTATAGAAGGTGGTATTTATACTGCTGCTGATAGTGTTAATAGACAAGTTGTAGAAGGTGAAGTTACTTTAAGTAGAACTTTAAGCGATGCTAAATATGGAGTTATTGGTGGTGGTATTTTAGGTGGTACTATTACAGGAGCTTCAAGATTAATAAAGAAAAAACCTAAAGCTAAAGACAAAAGCAAAGAAGCAGAAGACGAAGTAGCTCCTAAAATAGAAGATGATGAAACAATTAAAGCAGGAACTAAAGCTTCTACTATTAAAGGTTCTTTAGAAGAAGTTGTTGAATTAATCAAAAAAACTACAATAGATGAACCTGTAGCTATAGATAAACTAAAAGATAAAAGAAATATAAATGCTCTTAAAAATATTACTGCTCCTATTGCTAAATTGTTGAGAGAAGTAGAAACAAAAGAGCCAGATGAGATTGCAGATTACCTAGCAAAAGTAGAGTTTACACCATCTCAAATGAGAGTTTTAAAAAATACTTCTCAAGATGCTGCTAGTAAGATTAAAATTGCACATAAAGACCTCATTGAGAAGGAACAAGCAACTAAATCATTAAAGAAAAAAGCTGAATTTAGAAAAGCAAAAGAAGACTTAGATCAAGTAGTAAACGATTTAGACAATTTAGATCAAGCTTTAGGTAAAACTACAGGTAGAGAATTAGAAGCTAGAAGATATGGTGGTATAAACAAAGGTCAAGTTACAGGTATTAATGTAACAAAACTTATGGAACAAGGCCTAAGTAGAAGCGAAGCAGAAGCTCAATATGTTAAATTAATTAATGAAGCTGAAGCAAAGTTTAAGTTTGACTTAAAAATTAAAGACATAGACGACAAAATAAAAAAACTTAGAGCTCAAAACAAACCTGAATCTGCTAGTGACATACAAATTCTTAAAAAAGAAAAAGATATTCTTCAAGATCAACAAGCTCAAATATCTATGGGAGCTTTAGGTTCTTTTTACAATTCATTTAATAGAAGATTAGTTAGGCCTTTATCTGAGTTTTTAATTGGAAGTGTGTTTGGACCGGCTACTGTTATGATTAACATGGTGCCTTCTGTAGTTAAAACTTTATATAAACCTTTCTTAAATAGTTTAGTAAAAGGTGGTCCGTTTAATACAGCAGCTTTTAGAGGTATGATTGCTGAATATCATGCTATGGCAGGTATGACTCCTGCTGCTATTAAATCAGCAATGTTTTCATTTAGATATGAACAAGGCATATTAACAGGTAATTACAATAGGTTATTCGAAACTAATCAAGACCATGCCATACCTAAAAAGTTTGGTGGTGGTATTGTTAGGTTCTTTCCTAGATTACTTTTAGCTACAGACTCGTTCTTTGAGCAAGTTCATTATAGAGGATATATAGTAGGAAAACAAACTACTAATGCTATAGAAAAAGCACACAATAAAGGTCTTAAAGGTAAAGAGTTTAATGATTTTGTTAAAAATGAAGTAGATACTGCTGTAGGTAAGGCTTACGATAGTGAAGTAAATGTTATGGATAATCTTATTACAGCCGGAACTGAAAATGGATTATCAGGTGAAAAGTTAAATATTTGGGTTAGAAAACAAATAACTCAAAATAAAGACATTTTAAAAAGAGCTAAAAATTCTGGTGGTAAAGATTATGTGCAAGACTTATTATTTAAAAGAGGTTTTGGTAGTGGCTATCATGAAAGTGAGCAAGGTACTTTTTCTAAATTAGCTGGTGGTTATGAACACTTTGTGTCCAGAAATCCATTAATGAGATTAACAGGACAGCTATTCTTTAGAACTCCTATTAGAGTATTTGAAGAAGGCATAAGAATGACTCCAGGTTTAAACTTTATAAGCCCTAGATTTATAGGGGATTTAGCTGGAAGAAATGGTAAAGCTAGGCAAGTACGAGCTCAAGGTGAAGCTTTAATGTCTTATGCAATAGCAGGCTCAGTATTTATGCTTTATGCTCAAGGTAATATAACAGGTGCTGGACCACAGAATTACAAACAAAGAAGGCAAATGGAAGCTGCCGGTTATGTAGAACCTTACATGATTACTATGAAAGATGGTAGCACATTTAATTATAGAAATTTTGACCCCTTCTCTACTCCTATTAAAATTATAGTTAATGCTATGGAACGAGCTGAAGTGCTTATGTATAGAGTAGAACAAGGAGAAAATTTAAATAAATCTGAAATGGACAAAATACAAGGTTGGATTTCTTTAGGTGTAGGCTCAATAGCACAATCTATTAAAGATGCTAATTTAACTGCTGGTGTTAAAGAAATTATGGATATTTCAGAAGACTTACAAGACCCAGATTCTAGTGGAGAGTTTGTAAAATATTTTGGTAGAAAGCTACAGACTTTTGTACCAAGCACATATTATAAAAGTAAATTACAAAACAATCCAGAGCTTGCTGACCCAAAAACTATGGAACAATTTCTTAGACAAAGAATAAATCCTAGTGATCCGTTAGTACCTAAAAGATATTCTGGTATAGGAATACCTCAATCTTTAGCAAGTCCTATGTCTAAACTATGGATATTTGATACTACTACTAAAGACGAAAGATTAAGAGGTATGACAGAAACTGAGCTTAGAGCTGAAAGATATTTATTTGCATTAAGCCAAGCTACAGATTCTCATTTTACAGCTCCTTATAAACATGAATTATTTGGTGGTATAGATTTAAGGTCCGTAAATACTGCTGATGGTTCACAGACTTTATATGATAGATGGATGGAAATTATTAGAAATGATACACAACTTCCATTACAAATAGCTAGTATGGATGCTTACCCTTTAGGTAATCCTACAGCTTCTATGGGTAAAGAGAAAGTACAAGAAGCAATTAGTAAAGCTAGAAATATAGCTGCTAAAATACTGTTCTCAGAAAACGAAGAATTTATCGAGCCTTATACAGGACAAATTATACGAAAAGAAAAAAGTCGAGGCGGTCTATATGATGTTTTAGACCCTTTCACTACAAATCAATAAAAAGGAAATAACATGGCTTTTGCTCTACTCCGTTACACAGCTAACGGATCAACAAACACATTTAGTGTTTCTTTCAGCTATCGCTCTACTGCTGATGTAATAGTAAAGCTTGATGGTGTGACTAAAACAATTACAACTCATTATACTTTTCCTACATCCTCACAAATACAATTTGTTTCTACTCCTACAGATGGACAAGTTGTTGAAATAAGAAGATCTACAAGCCAATCTTCAAGGTTAGTAGATTATCAAGCAGGTGCTGTTATTAAAGAGTCTGATTTAGATAATGATTCTATTCAAGGTTTTAATATGGCTCAAGAAGCTATAGACATAACTGACGATGCTTTAACAAAAGATTCTTTAGATAGGTATGATGCTACAAGTAAAAGAATTATTAATGTAACTGATCCTACAGGAGCTCAAGATGCTTCTACTAAAAACTATGTGGATACAAAATTTGCTTCTGATATTACTACAGTAGCTGCTTCTGCTACTGCTGCTGCTAGTTCAGCTACCGCTTCAGCTTCAAGTGCAACAGCTTCAGCAAGTTCAGCGACTGCTGCTGCTGCAAGTTACGACTCATTTGATGACAGATATTTAGGAGCTAAATCTTCTGATCCAACAGTTGATAATGATGGTGCTACATTATTAGACGGAGCTTTGTACTTTAATACAACTTCTAATGTAATGAAAGTATATGACTTAGGTAATACTAATTGGATAACTATTAAACCTACAACAACTGAACAAGGACACATAACAACAGTTGCAGGAATTTCTTCTGATGTAACAACAGTTGCCGGAAAAGCTACTGAAATAGGAAGACTTGGAACAACAGATGCTGTAGCAGATATGAACGTATTAGGCACAAGTTCAAATGTTACTAATCAAAATACACTTGCAGGTATATCTACTAATATTACTAGTGTTGCCGGTGTTGCTTCTGATGTTACAACAGTTGCAGGTATTTCTTCTAATGTAACTAATGTAGCTGGCAATGCAACTAACATTAATACAGTTGCAGGACAAAGTTCAAACATTACAACTTTAGCAGGCATATCAAGTGATATTACAAGTGTTGCAGGAATTTCTTCAGATGTTGCTGCGGTAGAAAATAAATTAACAGAAATACAAGCAGTAGCTGATGACTTAGCAGAAGCTTCAAGTGAAATAGATTTAGTTGCCGGTAGTATAACAAATGTTAATACTGTAGGAACTAATATAGCAAATGTTAATACAGTAGCCGGAGCAAACACAAATATAGGGACAGTTGCTACAAATATTACTGATGTAAATACGTTTGCTGTTCGTTATCGCATAGGAACTACTGATCCAAGCTCATCATTAGATGAAGGTGATTTATTCTATAATTCTACTGATAACCAGATGAAATTTTATAATGGTACTGATTGGGTAGCTCTTTCTGCTGATACAGATGTGAAGACAAAAGTATCTGCTAATGATACCACAGCAGGTTACCTAAATGGTAAACTAACTGCTGGTGCAAACATATCTTTAACAGAAGGTAGCGATGGAGGTAACGAAACACTTGCCATTGCGGTAACAGGTTCATTAGGTGGTGGTAACTATCTAGGAAACAATGGTGAAATCGGAAGCAGTAATGCTGATATTATAAGAGTTCATGCAGCAGAATTAAACTATTCAGGAACTTTAACTTTAGCGAGTACAGAAAATGGCATAGTTGCTGGGCCATTTAGTATCGCTGGTTCAACAATACTAGATGTGCAAGGCACACTAGTTGTACTTTAGGAGTAAAAAATGGGTACATTAAAAACGGATGACATTATTGCAAGAACAGGTAATGCCATGAATTTAGGAGTAAGTGGTGATACTGTTACAGTTCCTTCAGGAGCTACTTTAAGTGTTCCGTCTGGTGCTACTATTAATGTAGCCGGTACTGCAACAGGTCTTTTAACTAGTGGTAATATAGGAACTTCAGTTCAAGCTTATAATGCCGGAACTAAAATTGCCGGTAAAGAAACTATATGGATTCCGGCAGTAGCTATGTATCCTAACACAACTGCTGGGTGTGCTGATATTGCACAAGTAGAATTAGGTAATGGTGTAGAAATGAAAGTGTTAGATTTTGATCCGAGTTCTGATGAAAACGCACAATTTGCAATAGCTATGCCTAAATCTTGGGATGAAGGTACTGTAACTTTCCAAGCATATTTTACTGTAACAGGGACTAACACAGGAACTGTAGCTTGGGGATTATCTGGAATAGCAATAAGCGATAATGATTCTATTAATACAGCTTTTGGAACTAACGTAGTAGCTACAGCTAAAGCACATAGTGGTACAAGTAATGATCTAAACGTAACTGCGGAAAGCGGAGCAGTAACTATAGGCGGTACTCCTGCGGTAGGCGATCAATGTTATTTTCAAATTATGAGAGATGTATCAGCAGATGATCAATCTGGAGATGCAAGACTTTTAGGTATTAAAATATTCTTTACAACTAATGCAGGGAATGACGCATAATGACTGGTTTTGGATATAATGTATTAGGATTTGGTAGTCCTACTAGTGCAGGTATTCCTCCTTATAACATACAATATCTTGTTATTGCTGGCGGAGCAGGCGGAGGAGGCCGTCAAGCTGGAGGTGGCGGGGCTGGAGGTTATCGCAACTCTGTAGTAGGAGAAACTTCTGGTGGAAACTCAGTAGCAGAAAGTGTGTTTGTACCAACAGTAGGAGTATCATATACTGTTACTGTAGGTGCTGGAGGAACAGCATCTAGTACTATTATTGATGGAAATAATGGTACAACGGGAAATAATGGAAGCAATTCTGTCTTTGCTACAATTACTTCTATTGGAGGAGGAGGAGGAGGAGCCGATGATATTAATCATAGAGATGGCCAAGATGGTGGTTCTGGCGGTGGTTCAATGTGGAAATCTGGTGGTGCATCCGTAGCTCAAGGAACTGCTGGTCAAGGACATAATGGAGGTGTTAGTACAGCTGATGGTTCTGGTAATCATCCGGGTTATACAGGTCCAGGCGGTGGTGGAGCTGGTCAAGTAGGACAAAATAGTACACATGAACATACTATAGGTGATGGCGGAGATGGTTTAACATCTAGTATAACCGGTGCTTCTGTTGCAAGAGCTGGAGGAGGAGCTGGCGGATGTTGGTCAACTTTTGGTGGCAGTATGGTATACGGAATAGGAGGAACAGGTGGTGGAGCAAGTTCAGCTACTAGCCACACTACTCCTTCTAATGCAACAGCTAATACCGGAGGAGGAGGAGCTGGTGGCACAGACACTTCAGGCACAGGTAATAGTAATTTAGGAAGTAATGGTGGTTCTGGTGTTGTTATATTAAAAATTCCTACTGAATTTTATTCTGGAACAACTAGCGGTTCTCCAACAGTAACAACTGTAGGAACTAATAAAATTTTAGTATTTAATTCTTCAGGGAGTTACACAGCATAATGGCACATTTTGCAAAATTAGATGAAAACAATATAGTTACACAAGTAATAGTAGTTTCTAATGATGTAGCATCTTCGGAAAATGATGGAGTTACATTTATAAATAATCTTTATGGTACTAACGATACTTGGAAACAAACTTCTTATAATACTTATGCAGGTACTCATAAATTAGGTGGTATTCCATTTAGAAAGAATTATGCTGGAATAGGTTTTACTTACGATTCAAACCTAGATGCTTTTATTCCACCAAAACCTTATCCGTCTTGGGTATTAGATGAAGATTCTTGTCTATGGAAATCTTTAGTAGATTATCCAGATGATGGTAAATTTTATGATTGGAATGAAAATGATACAAATTGGAAGGAAAGATAAATGAGTGAAGTAAAAGTAGATAAAATATCTCCTGCTGATGGTTCAGCAAACAATGTACAAATAGGTGATAGTGGTGATACTGTTACTGTACCTACAGGAGCAAGTTTAGTAGTAACAGATGGTATTGGAATAGCAAGTATTCCTACTATAACAGTAGCTAAAGGCGGTACTAATGCAACTTCAGCTTCGGCTGCAAGAACTAATCTTGGATTAGTTATAGGCACAGATATTGAAGCTTTTGATTCTGCTAATGCAAAAACAGATGAGCAACAAACATTTAGTAAATCACAAATAGCTTCAACATACACAGGTACAGGATTAACTTTAGACTTTGACACATATCAGAATTTTATAATTACATTGTCGTCAGGAGCTAATTCTTTAGCAAATCCGTCAACTGAAGCTTCCCAAGTAGGTCAAACAGGGTATATGATTTTTATTCAACCTTCTTCTGGAAGTGCAGGAACTCTTACTTTAGGTACTGATTATGAAAGCCCTGCTGGTGGTGGTATAGCTTTAACAGCTACTAATTCAAAATATGATGTTGTGGGGTATGTTGTAAAAGCAGATAACTCCATACTTCTTTTAGCTCCACAAGCAGATTTTAGTTAGGAGATAAATATGATAAGTAATGGTGGAATATTAGGAGCATCAGCATCAGGATTATCTTTTATAGATGCTGGGATATATGCTGATGATTCTGATGGTAGAGGGCATTATGCAGTTTCTTATTATTTAAATAAAAGAGCAACTGTATCTTATTGGTATCGAAATGATTATGCTAACAGTTCTTATGGTACACAATTCTGGGGTAATTATCATGGGAGTCAAGACCATGTGGGTGGCTGGTTAGGTGCTGATGGATATGTTTATCATTTTGTAAAATATAATAATGGTAATTATCACAATGAAAAATCATCAAGTGCTTGTAGTGCTGCTCAATTAACACATAATAAATGGCATCATTTTTGTTGTATTATGAGTTCTTCTACTGTTAAAGTATATATAGATGGTACAGAAATGTTAAGTTTTAGTGCTAGTGATTATACTGACATGTTTTCTGGATATTGGGGATTACATACTACTTGGAACAGTAATATATCTACATTAAGTGGTAGTCCTTCTTGGACAGCAAAAAGCCCAACATATATAGCTCAATTTGCAGTAGTGACAGGAGCTAGTCCTGGAAGTATAAGTGAGTTTATTAATTCAGATGGAACACCTATAGATTTTCAAGATATAGATGGTAGTGGAACAGATTTAGATACACAAAGAGCAAATCCAGAAAGCTCTACTCAAGCTAATGGTTTTTGGTTATTTGGTGCTAATGGCACAACTGCAAGTAAAACTCATAATTCAGCATCAGATGGTTCATCAAATAGTGGTTGGAATGGTGGAGATTCTAATTATGTTTTATCAACTGACACAAGTGTATTTCCTGTAACAGGTATAAACGAAGGCTAATAAGGAGTAAAATTATGGCGTGGCAATTAGAAGGCTCAGACGTAGACACAAGTAAAGGATTTAAGTATTCCGATGGGAGAACATCTCCTAGAAATTGGTTTACCGTTTGGGATGACGAAACAAAAGAAGCAGAAGGATTAACTTGGGTAGATCCTACTCCTGTTGAAAAAACTGCTGAACAACAATTAGATGAATTAAGAAGAGAAAGAAATTATAAGTTATCAGAAACAGATTGGTGGGGATTATCTGATGTTACTATGACAGATGAGCAAGCTAGTTATAGACAAGAATTAAGAGATATTACAGAAACTTATACAAGTCTTGATAACGTAGTGTGGCCTACTAAACCTTCTAAATAAAAGGAATTTAAATGGATGACCAAGATAAAAACTCATTGGAAGTTGCAATGGAAGCATTAAGGAGAATAGAAAATCATGAACGAGAATGTTCTAATAGATGGTCTGAGTGCATGGTGGAACTTCGTAATGTCAAAGAAGCTATCCAAAGAAATTCTAATAGATGGGAACGGCTCGGTTGGTTTATTGCGACTGGAGTTGGAATCGGTTTCATATTTCTTCTACTTAAAAGTCAACTTGTTTAATTTAATATAGAAAGGATCTAATATGTGGAAATCACCTATGGTTAAAGAAGTAGCTGTTGGTTTAGAAATCAACTGTTACGCTTGTGCTGAAGTTTAATGTTACAAGCTTTAATACCTATTCTTGCTCCTATTCTAGGAGATACAATTAAACGAGTTATGCCTGATAAAGATAAGCAGGTAGAAGCTGAAAGAGAAATTCGTTTAGCTCTCCTAGAAAAATCTACAGAAATAGAAAGTGCAGCTAATAACATTATTTTAGCAGAAGCTAAAAGTGAACATTGGATAACTGCAAGTTGGCGACCTATTCTTATGCTAACAATAACAGCTATTATCTTTTGGAATTATTTAGCTGGCCCTCTTATCTCTGCAATCTTCCAATTTAATTTAGTGCTTGAACTACCAGATCAACTATGGACATTACTTACAGTTGGTGTGGGAGGTTATGCTGTAGGAAGATCAGGAGAAAAGATTTCACAGAATTTAAGGAGAACTAATGGCGATAAATAAAAAACTATCAGACCTCCATGTTTTATTAGCTGATGATTTAACTAAAAAAATTAAATCAGGAGAAGCTAAAGCTGGAGATTTAAATGTAGCAAGACAGTTCTTAAAAGACAACGATATAACTGCTCTTCCTACTAATAATAATTCTCTTCAAAATTTATTAGATGCAATGCCTTTTGAAGAGAAAGATGCAAAGGAACTTCAATAATGTTTGATATAATTTCAAGATTTAAAGAACCATCATCCTACTCTGCTATTGCTGCTGTAATGGCTATGGTTGGCGTAGCAATTCCTAATGACTTATGGCAATCCCTAGTAATGATTGGCTGTGGCATATCTGGAGCTGTAGGATTTTTTATGAAAGAAAAGGAAGGAAAAACAATTTCTAAATCATAAGGAGAAAAATATGGAGTGGTTACTAGCTACGTTTGGTGCTAAATTATGTTGTATTTTTGGATCAACTTTAGGTGGCATTACAAATTGGATTGTTAATCGCAAGATTAAACTGTGGGATATAGTTGCTGCTATAATTGTAGGAGTAATTTCCGCAGAAATTCTAATACCTGCAATTATGGGTTATTGGGAATTTCCAATGACTGCTGGTCCTGCTATTGCTTATCTAATAGGTTACTGCGGTATTAGACTACTCCCTAAACTTGAGAAAGCTCTCGGTAATAAAATAGAAAAACTATAAGGAAATATCATGCAAGAATATTTAGCAATCATTATGTATTGCATATCTATTGCTTGTACGTCTCCTGACAATATAGAATATGAAGTCTCTGAGCCTATTCCTATGGAAAAGTGTTATGAGACATTAGTTAGTATATATGAGTCTACTAAAGCTGGTAGACCGGATAATGCTAAGTGGCATATGCTGTGTGTTCAAAGAGACGTATGGGAAAAGAAACAAGGATATACTCCTCCAACAATAGAAGGGACAATATAATGGGTTGGATAAGCTTAGGCAGAGGAATGTTTAAACAAGGCGATACTAGACCTCGCAAAATTATAGGTACTAATGCTAGAGTACCTATTTATGGTAACGAAAGAGAAACACACTATTATCATCCAAGATCAGGTGTAAGAACTGAATATGCCGATACTGCTATATATGATAGACCAAAACCTCAAGTTACCAAAGATGAACCTATGGGTAGAGACATGGTTAGACAACAGGCTAAAACAAGAAGAGTAAAGGTAGCCAATAGAAGTGGCAAACGTAGTCTCAGAACATAAGCTAAAGGATTTTAAGAATTTTTTATGGGCCACATGGAACCATTTAAATTTACCAGATCCTACTCCTGTTCAGTATGATATAGCTGACTACCTACAAAATGGTGGCCAAAGAATGGTAATAGAAGCCTTTCGAGGAGTAGGCAAATCTTGGATTACCTCAGCGTATGTGTGTCACCAACTGTTGTTAAATCCTCAGTTAAACATATTAGTGGTATCAGCTAGTAAAACTCGTAGCGATGACTTCAGTACATTTACCCTGAGGATTATCCATGAGATGCCTTTATTAAATCATCTAATCCCTAAAGAAGGACAAAGAATGTCCAAGATTAGTTTTGATGTCGCTCCAGCTAAAGCTGCTCATGCTCCTAGTGTTAAGTCTGTGGGAGTTACAGGTCAGCTTACAGGTTCTAGGGCAGACGTAATCGTAGCTGATGACGTAGAAAGTGCTAATAACTCTCAGACACAAGTTATGCGAGATAAGCTATCCGAGACAGTTAAAGAGTTTGAAGCGATCATTAAACCAGGAGGAAGAATAGTATTCTTAGGTACACCTCAGACAGAAATGTCAATTTACAACACATTAGAAGAAAGAGGCTATAAGACTACTATATGGCCTGCAAGATACCCAGAGAAGGCTGAAGCTTACGCTAATAGACTAGCTAGTATATGCCTAGAAGGTAAGACAGGGTTAAGCACCGATCCTATGCGATTTAGCGATGAAGACCTATTAGAACGAGAAGTCTCTTATGGTAAGTCTGGGTTTGCCTTACAGTTTATGTTAGACACTACCCTATCCGACTCTAACAAGTTTCCTCTTAAACTTAATGACCTATTAGTAATGTCTGGTCCTAAGTCTTGGGATGAAGCTCCGGTTAAAGTATTATGGGCTTCTGGCAAAGAACAAATAGATAAATGTAAAGATACACCTAATGTCGGTCTTAAAGCTGACTTCTGGGTGGCACCAATGATGATTTCACAGGAGTATAAGAAATGGGATGGTTCAGTAATGGCAATCGATCCAGCAGGTCGAGGAGAAGACGAGACTGCGTATGTGGTTATCAAGATGCAATCAGGGATGTTGTACCTAACAGCAATGGGTGGACTGCAAAACGGCTACTCGCCAGAGAGCTTAGACAAGCTTGCGAGTGTAGCAAAGGAACAGAAAGTAAACCAGATAGTCATAGAGAGTAACTTTGGTGACGGCATGTTTACACAACTACTTAAACCTGTAGTCTCTAAAGTGTACCCTGTGAGTATGGAAGAAGTAAGACATAACATCCAGAAAGAAAAAAGAATAATAGATACTCTTGAGCCAGTTATGAATCAACATAGACTGGTAATAGATGAGTCTATTATTAAAGAGGACTTTGAGGCTGAACTCCCTAAGCAACTCTTCTATCAAATGACAAGATTAACTAATCTTAGGGGAGCCCTTAACCACGATGATAGACTTGATGCTCTTTCTATAGCTGTCAACTATTGGGTAGAAACAATGGACAGAGACATAGAGGCTGCTGAGAGAGACTATAAGAATGACCTTGTGAATCAAGAATTAGAGAAGTTTATGGAACACACTATAGGTAGAAAACAAAGGGACCTAATCTGGAACTAGTAGTGTGCACCTCTTAAAGATAAAGAGAGAAGAAGAAGACATAAGAAGGTCTCTCTAAGATAACCTATAGGTGACTTAATAAGACACATAAAAAAGATATATATAAGGTATGTATGAAGGTGTAAACTCAAAGAGTAAATCAATCCATGTCTCTATAGGTTGTCTTAGAGAGGTCTTTAAGTGTGACGAAAGGTTTTGACCAAAAAATCTGAAAGGGTTACGAGGTACATCAGCCAGCTAGAAATCCCCATACGGCCTACCGGCTTATGAAAAATAGAAGAGGCCACCGGCCTACAGGCCATATAAAATGACTCAATGGCCTTGCTATTCCTTATAATTAGCCAAACATTACCGGATTAAATAACCGATACTTTATAAATGGATATCGATTCTTTTTATTGTTTTGCTTTGTGTTTGTTGTGGCCTGTTTTTTTGCTTTTCTATTCTTTAAGGACTCCAAGCTACTCTATTAAATAGCACCGGATAAAACTTTATTTACTATCCATTATTGACTCAATTAGAAAAATGGTTTAATGATTCGTTTATCTTTAATTTTTAAATGGGAGCTTAACTAATGACTAAACAAATAGAAACAATAGACATAACGCCAAAATGGGAAGGCTTAATATTACCAATGTTACAAGCCTTTGAGGATACTAATAATATGGAAGTAAGAAAGGATATAATAGACCAACTTACTAAATTAGCTAAAACAGTTGATAATTTAGAGGAAGGGCATGGGATTGGTATACCGACTCATCATTATATTAAAAGGTGCCATATTGATAAACTTAAATATCTAGTTCAAATACATAACTATTTAGCCGGAATGAGTCGCTCTTCTTTTATAGAACTTCAAAATATACTTAATGAAGAGTTAAAAAATAGGGAGGCTAAATAATGAATAAATTTAACTATAAGAAAAGAGACATTAGAAAAGAGGTGGCTGACATTGTTATAAAGCAGATGGAGTCAGCCGGTTCGGATTGGATTAAAACGT